CCCAATATCTATTACCTTTTGCTCGAAGAGTTACTTTCTTACTTGCTACTGCAATTGCAACACCCTTACCAGGTAATTTAGATTGTTTTGTAATTTGACCATCTTCAATCTTACTTGCTTCTACACCCAATTTTGCCAAGTAACTATATAAATCTCTATCTAACGAACCTCTATTATTCATAGAAAATTTTCTTAATAGTTTACTTTTAAAAGCCTCAGTTAAATACGATACCTTTGATTCTTTGATTATATCTTTTAATTTTATCATTATCTTAAACTCACATTTTTACCGAACTTCTTCCACATATTCCCAATTACTATGTAGAGTCTTTTTTCGTTTAGTTTATTCATCTTTTCTTTTATTGGGTCACTGGCTTTATCATATAGTTGTGTGAATAATCCAGCACTTAAACTATCTAATGTTCTACCACCAAGTTTTCCATAACCATTTTTTTGTATATCAAAAATCTTTTGAACACCTTTTGATTTGGTAACTTCCTCATTTATGGATTCTCTGTAAACTATCTTACCACCTTTGGACTCTATACCAATCTTATGATTTGGAAATTTTTTCTTTATATCACTCATATATGCTGGGATTTCTTTTAAATTTTTCACCATAGTGGTTCTCTTTATACTATTGTTTTTACTTACAATAATAGTCCAAGGTCCTGCAGTTCCACCTTTACGAATATCTCTCATCATATTAGAAGTATAACTTTCCGTTAAATTACTCTTTGATATCTTTGAAAGAGAACCCATCATCTTAGCTGAATTTTCTATGAATGAAGTTTCAAATTTATATAATTGTTTTTCTAATCTTAAATATTCATCATTAGGTGATTCAGTTTTTAAAGTATTTAATTGTTTTTTAAGTTTACCCCATCTCTCTAAGAAATTAATACGAGATTTTTGGAATTGATTATAAGCTTTTGTTGCTCTTACACCCTCTGATACAACTACTTTTTTAAATTGTTTAGATTCGTATTTAGATAATGATGAAACGATTTCTGCTTTCTTTGCAACTGATGCTCTTCTATATGCTTTCTTTATAAAATCATAAACTTTATCTAAAGAATCTTGAGCATCTTTAGGATTATCACCTCGTTTAACCATTAATGCGTGAATTTTTTTCTTTTCAGATGCACTTTCGTTTTTCTTTTTCTTCAACAAATGTGGACCAGCAGGTTCATCACCTAAGACACCATCTTCACCATACCCACAAGTACCCTCAAGGTTTAACTCTTCATCTACGAGTTCTCTAATTGTTTTCTTTAACCATTCTTGTGTCACTTTATTAGGTAATCCCTTGTGTTTTGTTTTTGCAAAATCTTTTGTATCTTTCTTCTTCATAGATTTAGCAACATCTTTTACTTGTTTACTAACCTCTGAACTTTTTAATTCACCCTTATTAAAGGCGTGAACTATTCCCATAAATTTTTGTTGGGCTTTTGATTTGGAAGGCATTAGCCACCAATTGGGTTTGGATTAGAACCTGCAGTTCCATCTCCAAATGTTGTATTAGCTTTACCATTATCTGGTATAGCAAATGTATCTAATCCCTTTTTACCCGTTTGTGGTGTTACTGCATCTGCACCATCTGCTAATTCTGTATAGCTAGGTTGTTCTATTTTACCATTATCTGGTATTGGCATTTCTTCTAATCCAGGCATCTTACTCTCCTCTTATAATTTTGTTAATTATATCTTCTGCTTTACAATAAGTACCACAAGTTCTACCTTGTGTTTGTGGTTGTGATACACCCTCATTGACTGGATGTAAAAAAGCTCCGTGTGTTGATGGATTTGATACGAAATCAAATGCGATTAATTCAAAATCCTGTCCAACTTTCATCACTGGTGTTTTACTATCTGCTTCTTGTACTGCCTCAACTGAACCCATACCACGAGAACTGATACCTAACTTGATACCATTCTTAAATAACTCTCTTAAAATGTTTCCACTTGGTGTTGTTAAGATTTCTACTGTCCCAACTAAACTATCACCCTCAAAGTGCATCTCTGTAATGTTGTGAGATACATTTTGCAGATTAACTACTGATGAATCTGGATGGTCAAGTTCACCTAATGCTCTTTTCTGTTTAATAAATCCATCGTCATAATTCTTTGCTTCTCTTGTTAGAATCTCCATTGGATATACTCTTCCATTTTGATTCTTTGCATCTGCTCTTTGTAATACACCTTTAACTACCAATTTACCATCATTCTCTTTAATTGATTCTTGAATTTGGTTTCTTGATATCTCAAAAGGTATATAATCTACAATTAAGTTTTTCATTTTATTTCATCCCTTTAATCAGTTTAACTGAATCTCTCATAAACTTTGTTACCCCATCTTTATATGCTTTCTTTATGTCTTTTGCTGCTTGTTTATTTTCAGTTCGTGGGTCTTGTAGAAATGCTTGTTCTAATTCATACATTTCTTTTCTAAATTTTGTTTCCGTTTTAGCAATCTTTGATAATACTCTTCTTGCAGACCTTTTATCATCTGGTCCCTCTGTTACTTCACCAGTGAATTGTTTTTTATAGAAATCAGCATCTGATTTAGATTGTTTTTTAGGTTCTACTTTCTTTTTCTTTTTCATAGCATCTTTAATCTTATCAAAAATACCCTTTGATTTTTTATGTAATGGGTGTTCTTTATTTTTTAATGGTGTGATTGCTTTAATAGTTCTACCAGTTTTAGGGTTTTTCATATTCATCTTTGTCATATGCATTACAGTCGCTGCAACTATTGGGTTTTCAGTAAGTGCTACATTATTTTCTTTTACTCTTTTGTTCAAATCTTTTTTACCCAAAAGTTTTTGCATTTCAGAACCTAATTTTGATACTTTGTCATCACCATCTTCAAATGCTTTTCTTGCTTTTTTATTAGCTTCAGAATCGTTTGGTTCGTCCTTTTTATAATATTTACGATATTCTTTAGTTCTATCCTTTTCTGCTTGTGCATATGCATCACCCAATTCTTTAAATTTATCAGCTTTATTACTACCAGCTTTTTTCAAAGCTTTATGTGTTTTAGCTATATGGTCTGGTTTGATAACATCTACGTCTGCATTTGTAATTTGTTGAATACGAATATTTGGTACATCTGCCATTGCCATTTTTTCATTTGCATCATCTGCTGCTTTAGATGTTTGTTTATCAATTTTTTTATCTGGTTTTACATCTTTTACATCACCTTTTTCTTTAGATTTTTTACCATCAATATCAATTTCAGTACCAGGTCTAATTTTGTGTTGTTTCTTATACTTATCATATTGTGCTTTTGAACCAAACTTTATCTCTTGATAAGCTTTTGTAGTATCCTCAAGTGTTGGTAATGGTTCACCAAATTTTCTATTTAGTATATCCATTGATTCTTTTAAATATTTATCGTTCATTGCAGTTTCCCTACTTTATTAGCGAGTTTTACTAATCGTTCTGATATTTTACTCATTGCTTTATGTGTGTTCTTCCAATATGATTTTGAATCAACACTTAACTCATTCTTTAATTTAACATTCATATCAATAAGTTTACTTAATTCAGTTAGTTTATCCCTAACCTCTCTCATTGAATGACCAATCTTTTGTTTTGCAGTTAAAGAATCATCATTACGATATTGATGATAACGACCTTCACTTACATTTTCAATTTTTTTATCAATTTGTTTACCAAATGCTGGTTGTATTCTTGATACACCAATGATATCTTTCATTCCACCTTTTAACATTCTAGCAACTTTTGTTTTAGCTTGTCCTTTAGATGATGCACCAACGATAGTTTGTAATTCACTACCATCTTTACTAATCTTAACCGCAAACATTACTTCATTTACTTGTTCTGCCTTTGTATATCCACCTACTTCTCCATCTGTTGGATGACCTTTACCCTCGTCTGAACCACTAGCAAATGCTTTTGGTGTATCATAATGGATACCTTGACCTTGGTTACCACCTGCTGAAGCAGTTGTTGATGCCTCTTCTATTTCTTTTCTTATAAGTTTTCGAAGAGCTTCTATAAATTGGTTTTTATTTAATTTTGTGGACATTATCTAACTCCTTAATAAGCTCGTAATACCTCATCAATGAAACAACATGCGAATCTTTTACAAACTTACCAGTAGTAGAATTTTCTGTATGTGTGATTGCTTCACTTAATTTTATTTTAGTTATCTTATCATTCACTTTATTTAAGTGAGCTTTTAAGATTTTTTTAACTTTTATAACTTCAGTATCGATGAACTCTCTAAGAGAATTAGTATTTGAAAGATTGTTTATGTATTCTCTCAATAAATTTCTTTGACTTTCATTTAGATTACTATATTTTTTATTAAATTTATCAACTAATAATTGATAAGTTAGTAAACGCAAATCTTTTTCTTGTGATTCCACAATAGATTTTTTCTTTGGTTTATTTTTTTGTTCGGTACAAATATTTTCAATAATAGTAACTTTACTATCAGTTTCCTCAACTGGTGTAATCTTTTCTTTAGATGATTCCATTTCAAATACATTATAAATTGATGCCAAAACTTTATAATTTGGTATTTTTGTGTTGAAGAAATCAACTACTGAATAATTTTCTTTAATCGTTTTAATTAAATTATACTTTTCGTTTTTTAATCTACGATTAGATAATCTTCTACGATTTTTTGTTACAGCTTCTATTAATATATTAGCTTGTTCACTTTTTCCATACTTTTTTTCTAAAAGTATCTTATAAAGTTCATATTCTTTCCCAAGTTCTGTCTTAGGATTGAAAAATTCTTTAAGAATTTTAATTGCAGATGATTCATTTGAACTATTTAACACATCGACAGTAATCTGTCTCGTTAAAAGTTCGAATAATATACCTGTATTTTTTATTTTACTATGCTTTTTATTGCTTGACATCAAACACTCCATTGTTAAATATTCGTACCATATATAAATATAAAAACTTCAAATAATAATTATTTATCGTCCGTAAATTCTTTATATTCCTTATTTAATTCATCTATTTCCCTAGTCTCACTAAGGATTTCTTTTGCTTTACTTCCAAATGATTTTTTTAACGCATCATAATGGGCTAAAGCCATTTGTTTATTATGTTTACCGAGTGGGTCTCTATCACGAGCACTACCATCTTTACCATAACTCGGTACTTCTTTTGGTCTACCTACACCATCTGCAACTTCTTCTTGGTCAAATACTGAACCTGCTGGTGTTGGGTCTCCATCTTGTTCTGGGTCTGCGGTTGCCATATCACTTGGTGTTCCAACTGCTTCTCCACTTTCTTGTGGGTCATTACCCTCCATTTCAATTTGAGAATATCTAAACTTCTCTTTTTGGTCATCAACCAATCCTTTTTCAAGGTTTTTAATTTGGTCATCTGAAAAGTTAAACACATTTTTATAAATCCAATCACTTGGTAATAATGAATTATCTTTCATATCACGAGCAAGGTTAACTTTGTTACTCCATAATTCAATTTTTTCTTGTTCATAGATTGTAGATGGATTAGTTAACTTCAATTCAAAGTTTACTAATTGTGCATCTGTATATCCTTGTGAATATAAATGAACAACTGCAATCTTTGTTAATTCACTAACTACGATTCTTTGTATTCTTTCAATCGTTCTAGCAAACCTTACATCTTCTGCAGCCAATGTTGCTTTACTTCCAAGTGATTCCTCATATCCTAAGAATGCTTTTGGAACATGCAATGCTGCTAGCATACGATTCTTCAAATATTCTATATCCTCTGTGGTTTCATATTGCATACCAGGCATATTCTCTATCTGTGTACCACTATCCCCACCACGAACTGGCAAGAAGAAATCCTCTGTTAAGTTCTGTATGTTGAACTTCAAGTTATAATCACCAGTGTTCTCATCAATGAATGGTGTTTTCTTCATCTTGTTAATAATTCTTTGCATATAATTATCAACTTCGTTTGGTGGAATATTTCCGATATCAATCTTGAATACTCTCTTTTCTGGTGCTCTCATAATTCTATGGATTAACATAGCATCTTCCATCAATGTAATCTGTTTCCATACTTTACGAGCACTTTCTAACATTGATTTACCATAAGGTAATAGATTACTATCATTAGCTAATCTAAAATGAGCAACTTGAAAGTTTTCAAATTCAATCTTTTGGTTTTTACTACTTCTAGCAAAGTAAGGATGTGCATTTTCCATTGCTTCTAAATAAAATTTAGTATAATATGGATTTTCTGGATTCTCTCCCTCTGAACGAATTAACTCATAAGGTGATAAAGGAACTACATTTGTAATACCGAACTTATCTTGTACATCTAAGTACAAGAAAAAATCTCCATACTTGGTTAAGTTTCTTATCCAAGGCCAAAGATTAAACTCTATATTCATAATATCATAAAATAAGTTATGTAGAATTTCTTTTATATTATTATCATCACTCTGTACTTCTAATACTTCACCATATGGATTTTTCATTGTTGATTCATCTGAATAGATATCAAGTGCAGATGCAATTATAGAATCACTCTCCATTGATTCATAATCCTTAAACAATCCAGTCCTTGCAGCTTGTAGTTGTGCATATGAAGAATAACCAGTATTATTCATTTCCAACCCACTATGTAGTTTAGAATATCTATCTACAAGATGTGATTTTACTTGTTTTTGTACTTGGTCTGTATCGGCAACTTTTAATTTCTTACCACCTACATTTCTTACGATTACATTAGTACTAAATAATCGTCTTAATCTACCAAATAATGTTTTATCAGCCATTTTTTACCTCGCTTATAAGAGCCATTCTAAGCCCTCTTTTTCTTTGTTTCTTCCAATTTCCATTTCCCAACTATCATTTTTATTTTCGCTGGGTGTATAAAGTCCATCAGTATCTAACATACTATTAAGGGACTTCTTTACTAATTCTATACCCTCAGTTCGTAATCTTAATGCTGTATCACGAACCCATAATCCTATAGCAAACGACATAACTAAATCATCATTGTATCCAGTCATTGCCTCTGCTCTGTTATTATGGTAAATAAATGTAAATAATTCATCTACCAATCGGTTTGAACGAACTACTACTTCTTCGTTCCTAAAATATTCCTCTAACTTTGCAATAATCAAAGGTCGAGTTCTCATAGTGGTACTGAATCCAGCCACCATATTCTTATCTTGTTGTTTATATCGATTAGTCATCTGATGTGCCATATCAACATATTTTAAATCTTTGCTTGTATAAAATAGATTAGGATAATCCCTATCTATTACTTGTTGGATTGTTGCCCAACCAATGTTATTGTTTTCTATAATTAGTAAAGCATCATTATATTCTGTTGAAATACTCACTAACATATTACCACAATCTTTAGTACTCATCCTACCTTTGTACTCTGCAACTTGTTCTACATTCTCCACATCAATGACATGAAATGCACTATAATCTTTACCATCACCTCTACCAACATCAGCACATACTATATAATCTCGTGTATAGTTTGGTGGTTGCCATATCCATAAGTTACCATCCATACCTCTCTTTTCAATTGGGTCTTGACATACATCTGTTTTCATCTTCTCTAATAATACACCATCAATAACTGAAGTACCAGAAGTAATAAAATCACAATCACATTCTTGTGCTGCACCTTGTAATCCTAATAAGGTATTTTGCTCATCTCTCCAGTCTTGTTCTCTATCTGGATGTACAGTCCAATGAAGTTTGATATCATTAAATAATCCTCTACCCTCTTCTGCATCTACCCAAGTTCTATGAAACCAATTACCAACTCCGTTAGGTGTTGATAACGCAATACAACTACCACCTGTTGTAAGTGTTTGTTGTGATGCAGTCCATATCTCATCTATCTTATCAATAAACGCAGCCTCATCTAATATCAATAATGATAATGCTTCGGAACGAGCGGCTTCTGGTCCACTTGCACTTGCTTTTATTTGTGAACCATTGGTGTATCTAAGGTTCAATTTGTTATCCTCAACACATCTTTGTTTCAACCACGAAGGTAAGTTTGCATGCATAACACGAACTTTTGTTACAAGGTTCTTAGCAGTATCTTGTTTGGTAGCAATAACAAGAATATTCTTATCTTGAAAAAATGTCATCAACCATAATGAGTAACCAGCAGTTAATGTACTGATACCCAATTGTCGAGCTTTTAAGATTACATTAAACCTATTGTCTACAAACTCTCTGACAGTATCTTGTTGAAACTGATACAATTCAAATGGTATCTTACCTCTGATTGGATGTTGTATCATACAATACTTCATCAAAAAGTAAACTGGGTCTTTTGCACACCTAATGTACTCTTGTTTAATTACATCTTTTATTTGTTCTGCCATTAGTTTGTTATCTGTCCTGCAAGGTTAACTGAAATTGCTGTAGCACCTACACCATAAACAAACCATAACCATTTATTTTCATGCCACTTAGGTTTAACAAGTTTAACTTTCTGTTCCATCAGTTCATTTGTATCCTTTAGTAACGAAATTTGAAGTTCTCGTTTTTCTATTATTAAAGAATCCATATATGCATTCTCTTCTAACAAAATTATAGACTTCTCTAAATCAGATATAAGAATTGTAGATAAACTATCGGCTTTTTCAAACCCTTGTAATTTATTTGCCCACTCAACTACATCTACTTTAGGTAAAGTTATGGTTTCTTCTGCAGTTTGACCAAGAAGAACACTAAACAAAAATAATATGTATATAATATATTTCATATATATAAATATGTGTTACTTACTAAATTTCTTCAAATATTTTAATGCTTCATCAACATCTTGTACATCTGATGCTTCTTTAGCTTTTATTATTTGTTTTTTAGTATTAGTTACTTTTCGTTTAAGATTACCAACTTCTTTCTTGTTAACTTTTTTCTTCTTTTCAAGAACCTCAACCTCTTTTTCAAGAGCTTTTACTTCTTTTTCTTTTACTTCTACTGCTTTATCTAACTTTTTGATTTCTTCTTTTTTCTTTCCACCAAAAAGTCCCAATATAAAATTGAGTATTCCACCTATCATTATTCTTCTCCCTTGTTAGGTTTATCTATTCCTGCACTATCTAAGAGTTCATCAAGTGAAAATGTATTAAACTTTTCTTTATGTCGTACATCTTCATATTCTAAACTCATAAGTTTTTTTACTACCCTCGTGTAAAGATTTACTAATGAATTAGTTTCTTCACCACCAATTTTGTTATTATAATCTACGGCAATCTCACCCAATCGTGAAGTTAATGCCATCAAATCAAGTACTATCTGCTCTGGCAGAATCAAGTTCTTTTTGCTCTTCATCTATAGCCTTTTCTATTTTATCTATATGTTCTTTTGCTTCTTTAACCATTGTTTCAAATTTTTCCTGTCCCATATCCCACTTTTCTTTTTCAAGTTCGATATCTTGTACACCTACTGAATTAAAAAATGTTGCCTTACCATCTGTAGATTCAAATTCCACAAGAGATTGTTTTAAATCTTTTACATAGGACTTTCTATTCTCTATCTCAAGTGTCCTTGCATAGTTTTCAAATTCACCTTTCACTCTAAGTTTGTTTTCAAACTCAATTTGACAATCAAAACAATGTCCTTTAGTTCTCCAAAACTTATCATCAAGTTTTTTCTTCATAGCTTTTTTACAAGTTGGACAAAACCAAGGCATTCTTGCTGATTGCATTACTTTACTTAAATTAGATTCTCTTGTTTTTCCACCAAGATTTTCTTGTTTACCCTCGTATCCTACTTGAACATAGTCTTTAACATATTCTTTTCCAGACATCAAATCAGCTAATGCTTTATTTTGTCTTTCCATATCTTTAGATTTACTTGCCATTATAACTCCTTATCCAAATTTTATACTACCAAGTATTTGATTGATTGGAGCAAATGCACCTGTAAACTTATATGTGTTTCCTTTATACTTAAACACTATACCCTCACTTGGTACTATTGCATCTAAACCACCAATCTTCTGTAGTTTTTCAATTTGTATTTTTAACTTTTTTAGTTTTTCTATTTTATCTGGTTTTTGCAAATCTTTCATTGCACTAATCATTTCTTTTCTCATCTTCTGAATTGTTTTATTTGGATTAACTGCCATATACCCACTTATATTTTTGAGTATTTCTGCACCTACTGAGAAGAACAATATCTCAAATGGTTTTATATTTTGTTTAAATATCTTAGTATGGTCTTGTTTATCTGTAGATGTTATCCAATCTAAAAATTTAGGATGGTCTTTATAATCTTTTTTAATTTCTGGTATTTTATATCCTTTATCAAAGTATGCCCATCTTCTAATTAATTTAGCAAATTGTGCTGGTTTTAATTTTACACCAAATTGTTTTGATGCATTGAATACATACTCTCTCCAATATGATTCGTGATATTCACCTAATGTATCCTTATCACTTAATCCATATTGTGATTGTAGTTTTTTTAATTGTCCTAAATATTTATTTTTCATCTTTCCAAAATCTTGATGTTTAGGTACACTTAAAAAATTTGGTTTACCAATCTTGAACATTTTTTGTATATGGTTGTTTGTTTGTTTAATCATACCTGCCAACATACGAGCACTATCTTTAGGTTGACCAACTGGTCTACCACTCTCATCATACTCTAATGTTCCGTGAAACACTATTTCTGCTACATCGTAATCTACTACATTTGCTGTTGCTGGATACATAACCTCTAAATTCATCCATCGTTTTCCATTACCGAAAACTTTATCTTTTTGTTTATCATTTAAACTACCTATAGATTTCTCTAAATCTTTCATCGCACCTACAAAGGCTTTTTCTATATTACCCCTACCACTAAACATAGATTTTATTCCATTCGTGGTTGGTGCAGTTTTTCCAAAGTTCTTTATATGTCCTTTGTTACGAGCTGCTCTTAACTTCCCATCAATCCAACTTACCATTAGATTCTGTCCATCAAGTTTTTCTGTAACTCCATCTTCTCTGTCTAACTTGCCTCCCAAGCCATTAATAACTATCTGTTTCAAGTCTGAAAATGTAAGATTATTATCATCAAAAGGATGACTCATATGTCCATATGCTCCTCCCATAAGTAATAACTCCTTTGTTTGTTCTGTTATATCAATTATTTCGTGAAAATCTTTTAATTTTTTAGGGTCCTCTGGTTTCTCTGTATTCTTTTTACCTGCAGTTGCAGTTCCCATATCGTGTATAGGTGAATCATCAAATCCTTTATTATGTTTATTACTACCAAAGAACTTTACAATTTCCCACCCCATCTTATCAACAATACCTTTCATATACTTTTGGTATTTTGGAAATGGATTACTCACACTATCAGTATTAGATGTATTTTGATTTATCGTTTTACCAAATGTGACTGTATCTACTCTACTTATCGTTGATGTGGTGAAATCAAAACCTGGGTCTTTTGCATTTTTACCAATTATGTCACCTACTACTTCCCATCCTAATATTTCTGCGTGTTTTGGTGATATTCTTTTATAATCTCCGAATGAATTAAAGAAATCATATAATCCCTCATCATCCAAATCACTTGGTGTGACAGTATCTCCAAGTGCACTTACTTCTTTTAATATATTTTTTACTGATGATTGATTATAAAATTCAAATAACTTTTTGAATTTATTAGTCATCATATTATATAAACCCTTATCGTAGTATCCAAATAACTTTTTAAATACTTTAGGTCTATCCTCATCTTTAATCTTAGGTGAACCTAATATATTTCTCATAGTAGTACCTGATACCTCATTACTACCGATTTTCATACTTACATGCGGTGCAACTAAAAAGTATCCGTGTTCTTCGTACCCCTTTATGTTTCGTATATTCTTTTTGTAATCTTGAAAGTATCCAGGTGAACCATCTTTCTTTTTACCACCACTTAATCTACCAGCATCTTTTGCTCCAAAGATATAAACAACTGCGGTAGTTTTTGGGTCAAACTTTTTAAGTAACTCTTTTGAAACTAAAGGTACTTTTTCTTTTCTAATTTTATTTTTTGGTACACCCATCTTTGCCATATGTCTTGCTTTCTCTTGAAAGTTCATTGGGTGTCTTGGTGGTTTCTTTATATCAGATGTAGTAATATATGCATCATCAACTTTAGATTGTAACCATTTAAATGTTTTGTGATGATGTGGACCATATGGTTGAAATCTTCCACCATAAATACCTATTACTTTTTTAATCTTATTCTCGTTCAAATTGATTGCAAAATCCCCATCTTCTATGATAGAATATACGACATTTTCCATATAAGAGTCAAGTGTTTTTTTATTTATTTTACCATCACTTATACCCCTACCACCTTTATCGAATGTAGTAAATTTTTGTAACTTACCAAATGCTTTATCTTTCCTCATCTTATCTTGTTTATGCCATCTCATCTTATCAAATACTTTCATTCTCATATGATTCTTTACTATGTAATGTATATCATCAACATCACCACCCAATGATTGTATCCACTTCTTGTGTTTCAATACAAGTTTAGCAGAAACCTTCTCGTGTCCATAATGTGTCCAGAAACCTTTCTTTGGATGTATCTTTGCGGTTGAATCTTTTCCTATATCGTGAAACAATGCTGATAGAGCAAAATCTATATCACCTGTTTTTAATGCTCTGTTAGTTACAGCAATGGTATGTTTTAAAACATTACCCTCTGGATGAGCATCTCTTCGTTGGTCAAAGTTTTTAAGGTTCATAACTCGTTTCTTTAAATCTATTGGAATTGAATTATAAATATCTCTGAATGTTTTAGGTTTCTTACGAACTGCTATTTCCTCTACTTTTTTATATCCACTCATTCTATCAGTTTTGTTTTTATTAATACCCTTTCTACTTGGTGATGGAATCATTTCATTTAAGAATTTTTTCTTCTCTAATTCTTTTATCTTATCACCAATCTCTTTACCTTTTAATCCTATAAATTCATCACCACCTGCCTTCACACTTAATTTAAATGTAGCAAGTTTTCTAAAATCTTTACCAATCATTCCACCCCACACAACAATTTGTCTTGGTGTTAGTGTGGTTTTATCTTGTGCCTTCTTTATCATATAAATGTTTTCTGGTTTAAAGTTTTTTAAATAAACTAAAAACTGAATATTATTAGCATCTTTTGCACTATACTTTAATGCGTTTAATTGTTTACCTAATTTTTGTACTTTATTGTTTCTTAAAATAGATGCAATAAATAAAACATAATCCTTGACTTGTGGATAAGGTTTTGCTATATTTAACTTGGGAAATATTTGTTTTGTAAATCCAAACTTATCACAAGCTTCCATAAATAATTTAGGTGATTTTCCCTTTTCAATTCCCTTTACAAACTCTTCTCTAATTCTTTCAAAACTAACACCCTTTAAACTTGGATTCTTTAATAAAGCCATTTCTGTTTCTTTATCCATCTTACCACCAACAACTGCCTGAAATCTTAGTGCTCTTAATTTTCTTAATGGGTCTTCGTCAAACCTACGATTAGGATTACCGACTGTTTTTATTATTTTTGCTTTTAAATCTTTTAATCCACCAGTCAAATCTACAACTTCATTACTTCCTATATCATAGAACATAGCATTAATAGTTAAATCTCTTCGTTTGACATCACCTTGTATATCAGAGAAATCAACTGCATCTGGTCTACGACCTTTACCAATATCTTTTCTGAATGTTGCAATCTCGTGTCCACCCACAACCACTACTCCAAATGATTTACCAACCTCATATGTTTTGAATCCACCACTCTTTGCAATCTTCAATACTTCATCTGGTTTTGCATCTGTAGCTAAATCAAAATCTTTTGGTTTCTTACCAAGTATTGCATCACGAACTGCACCACCCACTATGTATAATTGTTTTTTGTTTTTCTTGAATAGACGATGTAACCCTTTTATATCACCAGGTACATTAATGGTTATTTTATTTTCATTAACATTTTCTTTTTTATTAGCACGAATACCTTTAAATTCTGCACCTCTCATATCTGGGTCTTTTGCAACTGAACCCTTATCTGTAGTTTTCTGTGGTAATAGTTTCTTACCATTTTGTTTAGTTAATCTGAATTTTAATGCAGGTCTACCATTGATTAATAAATCACCCTTTTCGTTATAATCAATACTCTTGACAGTAACTTTTTTATTTTTAAACCTACCCATCAAGACAGTATCACCTACTTCTATTGGTAACTTTACATCTTCTGTTAGTGGTTTAATTAGCCATTCTGTTAGAAGAGACACTCTACCACTTCCTACACGACCAGTAACGAGCTTTATGTCTTGGACCTGGACTATCACAATTATGTCTTGCTCTAAATGATTTACGAGCTTTAGGATTGGATTTTCTAATTCTCATAGTTCCACCCTTAGCATCTCCACCCTGTCCGAAGTTTACTTTAACAACATTTCCTTTTGGATTGTTAACATATACTTTAAACTTTTTAACATCACCTTGCATAATCTTACCAAGTTTTACTTTTCTTCCTTGATATTCTGCTTCTTGTAAATTATTATTATCAATAAATTCAAATGTGTATCCACCAGATTCACCTGTATTGGATTCGTAATAGAGTTCGTTTTCACCTAACCAAACATTAGTTTGAACACCCTCTTTCTTTACACAATTAGGATATGTTTTACCAAACATTTTCTTTGTTCCTTTTTTCTCATATCCTTTCCAACACTTTTCATCAAGACTCCAAACCTTAGTTTCTTTTACATTTTCTTTCTTAGATTTGTTACCCCAATTCTTTGCACCAACTTTTCTACATTTTACCAATGCACCACTAGCGTAAGCGGAAGGCCATACATCATAACGAGATTTTACTTTATGATAACACGCATCCTTTTCACCAGCAGCCTCATCAAATTGAGCTTCTGTGATTCTTTTTCCTACTAATTCTTCTAACTTCATTATGTTCTCCGCTTTCGTTTTTACATTGATTGGTTTTTTACCACCACCCCTCGTGGAATCAGTTCCACCACGATTTGCTTTGTTTTGTGCTGCTCTTTTTCTACGAGTTGCACTTTTTTTATCTTTCTTACTCATACTAGCAGCTTTACTTTTAGGAACACATTTTGCATATCCCCTTTTTTTACCACTCGTACCACAAGGTGGGTGTCCACCGCCTTTTTTCTTTTTACCGATGTTTACCCATTTATCTTTAAACCATTTTCTTAAATCTTCATTAACAATATCACCACAATTAACACAAGTATTCTCGTGTGCTAATCGTTCTAATATATCATTCTTAACCATCATCTTTTCTCTTGATGATAATCTATCTTTCTTTTTTCCAATTTCTCTTGGTTCATCTATGTGAAATGTTCTCATAATTTATCTCGGTGGTTTGGATTCCCAAGGTCCCCAATGTCCTAATTTTACCATTTGTGTTGCCGCTTCTCTACCTGTATATTTATAGACTGGATATCCCTTTACGGGTATTCCACCTAATTCGTAATATTTTTTCTTTTGTAATGCCAGTTTTTTTCCATTAGAAAAATCCATTACCATACTTCCTTTCTCTATCCAACAATGACCATAAGGTTTCTTATCACTTGCTAACAAAGCAACTCCGTGACACAACTTAAATTGTTTGTCATCCATTTTTTCAATGATAAAATTACCATTGGCTTGATAGCAATCTCCTGCCATTTTTAATAAAGTAGACTAATTAATCCACTACCACTAACTCTGTTCACACCAATCTCATATAGTGTTTTTGCAGTTACTGCTGATGCAGCAATACTATCACCTTGAATTGGTGTTATTACTGAATTTCCTGCAGTTTGGACTATGAATCCTTTTGAACCTGCAAATGAACCTGTTGCGTAAAAATCTGTATCCGCCGTGACAGTTTCTATTTGTTTAAATTTTGCAGAAGTAGAGTATGAACCTGCGGTTCTACTTACGAAACTTCCACTCATTGTTTTTATTCCTAATGCTGACATTTCTTATCTCCTATACTGATAATGCTCGTTTAAACCAACCATACAAAAAGCGTTCTTGTTCTGGTTTTCTATTTACTAAATCATAATAATGTTTTAATCTATAACAACGAACTCTACCAAGTGATGGTTTATATGTATCTACTGCACTTTTTGTACCAGGTCCAAATCCACCATCAATAGCTAAATCAGCACCCTTTGCATTACACGCTCGTTGTAAAATCTTTACGGCAGTTCCTCTACCTTGATTCACACACATATCAAAAAAGATATGTTTTAAATCATCTGATAAATCATCTACCTTATTTTTATCCCAATAATCTTTTTTATAGATTTCTTTAGCACCCTCTTTATCAAGGTTCTTAATATCTACATCTGGATAAAATCTTTTTGCTATACCGAAGTTTGTTTCACCACCTAAATCACTTGGGTCGTGAACATATCCGCCTTCGTGGTGTAGTGTTACTTCTATAATCTCATCGAATGTTGTTAACATTTTATTTTCTCCTATTAAGTAGTTTTTGTTTTTCAACCCACTTTTTTCCAAGTTTGTTTTTGATAGGTTTAGCAACAAACTTTCTAACAACTTTAGTAACCAATGGAACAAATTTTGCCTCCGCTTCTTCATCGGATAGATGTTTTGAATTATCAACTATCACGAAATTATTTTTAAATAATGATTGAAATGCACCAAGATTTTTCTGTACATCTTTCCAACTCTTCTCTAATAAATCTGGTGGTAGTATTCTATCTCTTTCTTGATTTCTTTTTTGTGCCACCTCTAATGATGTATTCACCATACACATATAAGTATCATATCCATCTGCTTCTAACTCAGATTTCATTTTTTGTATTTTAGCAAAATCGTGGCCTGTACCATCTATTATCATACCCAACTTACCTTGTTGATATAATTTCATTCTTTGTTTGGTAAGTGATTTTGAAAACTTTCTTAATCCACTTGCATCTGGCCCATCACCTGTTAAGTTTAAAAATACTTCATCAGGCATTTTATCTAAATCAGTACCAAATCCAAATTTATTTAATAAAAACTTTAGCTCTTTATCCGAGTTAACCATCTTCATACCACTCATAGATATATTAAATCTATCAGGTATACCAAATATTTGTTTGGCAGCATAAGTTTTACCACTCCCAGGTCCACCTGCAAGAAATACGGCTTTGAATATACCTTTATCTTGTACACCCTCTTTTAGTAAATCCATTAATTTAATCATTAAAAACTCCAATGTGTATGTAATGTTACACTTATAAATATAAAACTACCAAGTTTTAGTACGCAATCTTCTACGACCTTCTAAACCTTTTTTCCAACAAAATCCGTGATTTCTTGTTAATTTATTACGATAAAATGGAATCATAGTATTACCCAAATAATAGTATGCGTGAAACCTATGCCACCCATCCATTATCTGATTTTTACTATTAAGATATATAGGTAATTCAATACCTTGTTTAATTAATTTCATAAAATACTCAAACAATGCTTTGTTTGTATTCTCACCCACACACTCACAAACTGGCCCTTCTTGTTTTGTTCTTGGTTTATCCCAATATTCTAATGGATGTATGATTTCGATATCAACTTTTTTTGAATTGATATACTTATTTGTTTTTGGATATAAAACTTCGAAGAACTCTTTTTCGTTCATTTGTAAATAAATGGGTCTCGTTTTTTTATTTCTTTTAGTTTTTTACGGAATTTATATTCTGTAATTAACTTATAATAAAACCCTTTAATTTTATTTAAAATTTTCATAATTTTCCCTTATGTATTTTGTTAACTTTAATCCCCACCATATATGGCTTTTATCCGTTGGATGATTTGTTCGAAAATAATCATCAGTATTACTCCAATCTGTATTAAATTCATTTTCTACACCAAGTCTAAAATGTGATTTAAAGTCTTTATTATAAATATAATCTAAATCAATATACTTAAAAAAAGAATCTTCTCGAATATCCTCATCAAAATCATCAAAACAATTAAATATTAAATATGGTATATTTCTTACCTTTAAAAAGTTTTGAAGATTTATTATATTTAAACAAAGTCTATGTACTAAGGATTCTTTTGCAAAATCTAAATATTCTTTTGGTGATATTCGTGCATTTATCCACTTACCTTTTAATTTCTTTTCATTTTCTTTAATACCAACATCGTTCCAAGTTTCATATCTAAACATAGATGTTAATCCTATCACAACAAAAAAATCTTTTTTACCAAGTGATTCTAAATACTCAATAGAACTAATTGTAGTTCTAAATATCCTATCATTACTATCACCCAACCTACCAGCATTCCAAGTTTCAACACCAAGTTTTTTTCCTAATACTTTTGGCCATACATCACTATCATAAAATTTATATAAAATCCTATTATCACAAGGATTAGTATTATTACCAAAGTTTGGAATGATATCATACCAATCTAATGATTTAGTGGCTTTCCAATTTAAATCTTGTGCTGGTGAATCACCTTGTGTCCAACTATCTCCGTTTGTTAATAATATCATCTGTTTTTTGCCAATACTCTGTGTAAACCCGTACCACCTTTAAAATGTAATAAAAATGGTTTATCTCTAAATATATGTAAATTACCTGATTTACTACCAAAGTAATATTTTCTATTAAACTCTTCTGGAATATGTTCTTCAGTTTCAAAAAATCCAGGTAGGTGTAAGTATCTTAATTCTTTATCTTTACAAGTAATAGTTGCTAAATGATTGTTATCACCTCGAACCCAATCCACCCAAATATTATGTTTAGAATAAAAATCTTTTCTACATAAGAACCAATAACAATCTGCAAAGTAATCATAACCATCTGGTGATGTATTCTTTGGTGGTTTTTTATCAATTGTAATATATTCATACTTTCCATCTTCTAACTCACTAATAAACTCATATATAAGTGTATAACTATCAAAATTATCAAACAAGTATCTTGTATCATTATGTTGTATTATAAAGTAATCACCTGTTGCTATTGTCAATCCGTGATTGTATGCCATAGCTAAACTTTTAGCATGATTAAAATCAGTATCCTCTTTGTAATCTTCTATATTAATTTTATTCAACCACTCAGGTCGTTCCCCATCAAGATATCCAACTGATTGATATGATGGTATCACTTTAACTAATGGATTTTTGTGTGTAGGAAAATTACCCTCATTGTCCATAATTAATATTTCGTGTGGATTTAATTGTAATATTTGGTCTATCAAATACATAGTTTGGTCTAATAATGCTTTATCAACTTCTTTATTAATAGTATAATTTAAAGAATCATTTCTATACATTGTATTAGTATCTGCCCAAACTAATATATAACTTACTGATTTATATTCTGGTATCATTCAAATCTACCTTGATAATATTCGTGATTAAATCTTTGTTCCTCATTAAATCCATTTAACTCTAAGTACTGACCATCTTTTGTATAGTTACTGAATTTGTGTAACTCTTTTAATTCTTCTGGTGTAACTGAAACCTTACCATCTCTTGTTTCTTCTTTATCCAAAATAGTAAAATGTTTTTCTAACATATCGATACCTTGAAAGATTGCTTGTTTACTTGGTAATAGATTATCTGAATGGTCACTAAACCCTATCTTATCGTGTAGAGTTTTTAAATGTTCTATTGATGCTAAGTTTAATTTTTCAAATGGTGTTGGATATAAACAAACACAATGTAATATTGTGAAATCAACTCCTTGTAAATTCTCAATACACTTTTCGATATCGTGTAGATGTAAACTTGATGTAGAGAATACTAAATGTTTAAAATTAAATTTATCTAATTTTTTACCCCAATCAAATGCCCTCATCGAATATCCACTTAACTTTAAATAATCATATCCTAAACTATTGTAATACTCATAATGATTAGGACTAAATATTGTTGTCATTGGTATAATATTATTAACCTTTGCGGTATGAATAAATTCTAATTCATCATCCATACTTAATTCTAATGATGATAATCTTTGATACTCATCTGAATACTTTCTAAATGATTCATACTCTTCTCGTTTAGTAAGTGAATTAGCTTTGATTGATTGAATCTTTACTATATCAGCTCCACTATATTTGGCTTTTACAACCATATCCTTTACAATATCTATATCACCATTGTGATTTTGACATAATTCTGCTATTATCTTCATATTTCTTTACTATCTCCTATATCTGTTCCGTAATCTAACCCAAAAACATTTGGAAATTTTGTATCATTTCCATAAAAATTTCTTGCACCTGTCCTACCATCTATAAAATATGGAATTGTATAACCTATATGATTAACTATATCCATTAGATTAAATGTGGTGGTTGGTTCTGATTTAAAATCTTTTAAAGCTGGTCCATCTATTATAACAAAATCAACACCCTCTATATCTTCTATTGGGTGAATATACCTAACTCCTGTAACTTTGGCATAGTGGCGTTCTTCAACCACTGGCCAATAAATATCCTCTACAATATCAACAAGTTTTATATTGTTGTGTTTGTTCCAACCATTTTCTATATGGTCATTATACCAATAAGAATCACACTCATAACCAACAACTTTCCCACCATAATCCAAATAGTTAACAAATTCTGTAAGCATAAGAGTACTTTGTCCACCACCATACTCAACTATAAATTTTGGTGTATGTTCTTCAATATGTTTAAGTGCATTTATATATTTACCCACATCCGAAAATGCATTTTTTATCCAGTCATATTTTGTTGTTTCTAAAAAACTACTTAGTGTTTTCATATTTTTTCCAATACTCTATTATATGCTTTTTCTTGTGCTTCTATTGATGTTCCTGCTATGTGTGGTGTTATCAATACTTTATGATTTGATTCTAATATAGACTTCTCCTCTACATATTCTGTTTGTAAAACATCTGTAGCATAACCACTTATTCTATCCTTTAATAAAAGTTCATTTATATCTTCCTCATTTACTAACTCACCACGAGATGTATTTACTAAATAAATACTTTTTCTAAATTGTTGCATATATTTTTTATTTATCATTTGATATGTAGATGGATTTAAATCAACATGCAAGGATACAATATCCGATTCAAAAAATAATTTTTCCTTATCACCATAATCCTTATCAACTACAATAACTTTTTTAAATATATTTTGACACAAATACTCAACCATCTTACCTAATCTACCATCACCGATAATACCCAAAGTTTTATCTTGTAATTCTATAGATGGTGTTGTATGTCTAACTATTGATAAAATTAAATACAAAGTATGTTCTGCTGTAGACCATATTGATTCAAGAATCTTATCATTCTTAATAGATATGATTGGTACTGAATCAACATCAATATGATTTAAACCTGTAGATGGTGAAACAATACATTCTATATTTGAATCCTTGATTAACTCCTCATCAACAATAAATTTTTGGTAGTTTGGTGCACAGAATAATATATCAAAATTTCTTATATGTGTTTTTACATCTTCATATGTAGGATTCATTAATTCTAAAAATTTAAACCTTTTAAAAACTTCACTATAAAAACTTCTTAAATGATTTATTGGTGTAATAAATAATATATTCTTCAATTTTGATACCTCGCTATTTTTTTTAAGTCAATTGGTTTTACATCTAAAAAATTTTCACTTATAATCCACTTTTTAGTTTTAGAAGTAGAACAATTTACAACGGATATCTTACCATCTTCTGTTTCTGCTAATTTAACATCCCATCGAGTATAATATAAAAATTCATATATTTCTCTTGTAATATCATTAACCCTATCATTATCAATCCATATTGCAAATCCTTTATTACCATTATACTGAGAAATATTTTTTGGTTTTTTTGGAACATGCTTTACTACAAAGTTAAATTCATTTATCAAATGTATCCAATTCAAATTTCTTTCTATAGCAGTTACTACTTTTTTACTTCTAATTATATTTGCACTTTCAACAAGATTTTTACGATTTTGTTTAAGTATAGATTCAACATCTTTATCACTATTGGTATAGATTGTTAAAGTTTTTTCTAATATAATTTTTGATACATCCGTTGGTCTTTTAAATACTTCTTTTATATAATCTGTTGTGTGATTAAGGTCTTTATCATTATTTACCGAATCTCTTAACTTCCAAAGTTTTAAAACATTACATTCATTTTCTTCGTGGTATTTTGTTCCATTCTTCATACCTCGTGCATCATATTTTAATTGTCCCTTAAATATAAATTCTGCATTTGCTCGTTCTAAATAATGATTTTCTGTTGATTCATTGTCAAAACCTAAAGGTAATGGTTTCCACAAGTTTAAAAAATCATCTGGTGTTTTTAACTCTCTCATCCCATCTACTATTTTATCATTAAATCCATCACGCCTCATCGTTATTATTACTTTCTGTGGATTCTGTTGTAAAAACACACTTGTTCTAAATCTTGTATGACCTGGATGACATATTATTCTATATTCATTGTGTGGAAATGGATATGTTTTTTCTTGACGAGATTGTGTTTTTCTTTTGGCTATTGAAATGTGTAACGGATTATTAAAAACACCTTTACCATTAATAAATTCTTCTGCTATATATTTTAGTTGTCGATGTTGCCAATTTTCATCTTTAGGATTTTTTTGTACTCGATGTATATAATTATAATCTTGTTCTTTTAGTGTTTCAGCAAAAAATCCGTGTTCTGTAAATAAATATTCACATCGTGTATGAATACTCCTATCCTTATACCATTTACCATTTTCATAATTAAACCACTGCCAAGGTAACTCATCAGTAAAAAAGAATCGCTGCCGTGTAAGTATTTCTTCAATAAATTCTCTATTTTCTTTATTAATACGCATCTATCAACTCTTGAATAAATGGTTCATTACCAATACCAGGTTGAATTGTCATTCTACACCAGTGTTTTCTATTATCGTGTGGAATTGTACCCCACTTTACCAGAACCTTATGCTTAGCAAATATCTCTCTTGTTTTTTTATTATCATCATCTGTATTAAAATGTATCCAATTAGTTCGTGTATCTATTATTTCTAATCCTCGTAATTGATATAATAATCTACTTTTTTCATCTACAACATCTTTCCAATAATCTTCTATGATTCCGTGATTATCTAAAAAGAACTCACAATATTTCATTGAAACTCCAGCAATCTCATACATTTGTCTAAATTTACTAATCATTTCAATATTTTTCTTATTAGAAATTACCAACCCAACCCTACATCCTGCAGCTGCATAACCTTTTGAAAATGTTCTTGTTACTATTAGATTTGGATATTCATTTATATATTGTATAAAACTTTCTTCGTGAGTAAACTCTACATATGCTTCATCTATTAATACTGGTACACCTTGTTCTAAAATAGGAATTATTTCATCAAATGATTTATACTCACCCATAGGACTATTTGGATTTGCCAATATAATTAAATCTGTATCATTGGTTATATTTGATAATATTTTTTCTACGGATATTGTATAATCCTTTTCATATGGAATACCAAAATACTCGCATTGATATAATTCCGAATAAACTTTAAACATTGGAAATGATGGTTCTGTAGTTACTACTCTTCCACCATCAGTAAATGTTTCAAATATTGATTTGATTCCCACATCCGAACCTGCACATAAAAATATTTCATCTTCATTTACATTAAAGTATTTATGATTTGAAATTTTTTCTTTAAATGTAGAAGTATTTGGATAATAAAAAAAATCTTCTTGATTTATTGTTTTCAAAAATCTCTTCCAATCTATAAATTGTAAATGTGTACTTCTTTCACTTTGATTTAATATATAATTATATCGTGATTTATCAGTAGTATCAAATTTTCTAACTATTTTATTTAAGTGTTTTTTCATATTCCTCTTGTAAATCATATCGTTTTAAATTGTTATAAATATTTTTTGCTAACATATTGTTAGCCTCTTCACCAAGATGATAATCTTCTTTTACTAACCCGAGGTCTGCCAATCTAAGACCTGTAAGATTCATTTCATCTAATTTAATAAAATTTATTTTATACAGCATATCTACAATGTTTGGTAAACTATGTAGGTTCTCATCAGATTTATGATATTCTGAATCCATTATTTTTGCATAATCATTTAATTCTGTAAGATTAACTCTTGGCCATGCTCTTTCTGTAGTACACTCTAACCAAGACCAAACTCTATATGTACCACCCTTTGCCTCTATTAATTCTTGTAACCAATAAAGTTCATATATAAAATTTAAATCACAATAATCTTTATCATAAAATGTATTGAAAAAGTTTTTTACATCCTCTATTGTTTTATCCCCAAATGAATATTTTAATGACCCCTTATTACCTGGATTATCTTTATCTAAAATATAAAATACTGCTTCTTTTAAATTAGTAACTTTTTTTATATTATTACCATCTACATCTTCAAAGGTAAAATTAACCTCTACTCTATCAAATGCTGGTAATTGATGGATTATCAAATGATTAGATAAATCTTTTTGATTATATATATAATTTTTTATACTTCTGATATTATGTGCTATACCACATCCACCCGTACCAAAATTTAAAACCTCATCATATTTTAAATACTTATTTAACTTACCAACCCAAGTAAGATTATTTGTAATCCAATCTGTACTGAGTTTTGGTGCATCTTTATATAGTTCTTCAAGTTCTTTACTTGCAAACTCTATATCTCGTGGTGAAGATTTTCTCATTGATTCGTGGTGTTTTACAAACGCAGAACCTTGTGTATGTGAACAACCTACTCCTATCAATATCTTTTTCATTACACCCCCAAGTATTTTAACATTGGTGATAGTTCTTTATATGAACAATTTTTACAATGTGATGTAGGATTGTTTGTTTCACAACCTTGTTTAACATTTTGATAATCTTCCATCTCTCGAATCTCATCTATCGAGTTTGTGAATAAATTACCAAATGGTTCTGCACCAGTATTTAAACAACACATTTTGACATGTCCCTCGACTGTTGTGTATAACCCATTTTTTACCCAAAAACAATCTTGAAAATCCCATTTAGATTTACCCATTATACTACCACCCCAATTTTTTTTTAAATAATCTAATTGGTGTTTTGTATAACCTGATGTTGCAACATCGGAAGTGATACTTGCATCTTCATCCCATATTTGTGCTATGTTTAATCTTAACATTCCTAAGTTATTTTCTTTTCTAAGGTTATCTACCTTTTCAATATCATTTATATTATATGCGTTTACAACATAATTAACAACTACATCACAATCATAACGATTGATTGTTTCAAAATCTTTTAAAAACTTTATTAACTTATTCCATTTTGCTGGTGCTCTATCTCGTTCATAACTTTCACCCCAACCATCAATAGAAAAGTACAACATATCAATATACTTCATACACTCTTGATATTTTCTCCTAAACTCTAATCCCTCTCTGATATTATACTGACAATTTGATGCAACAATAAGTTTTGCATTTGGAAATATTTCTTTGAACATCCTACACACTTCATCAAATTGTGGATGTAACATTGGTTCTCCCATTCCCATAAGTTTTGCTTCTTCAATAGGATGATGTTTTATACCATCAAGTAACTTACCCCAATTTTCTAAACTCATATGTTTTAGTGGGCCAATTACTTCCTCTCGATTACAAAAACTACAAGCTAAATTACAATAGTTTGTAGTTTCTAAATATGCATATGTTATTTGGTTCACTCTATACTTCTCGTTTATGTAATTTACTAAATTGAAATCTATGTGGTAATTTTTCTACAACTAACTCAAATGGTAATGTATCTATTACATATGCATGAAAATTGTGTCCGCCGTGTCTACCAATATCCATCGGTTTATCATTTCGTTTATAATAAGATTTCCAACCAGTAGCATATAAATCAAATGATAATGAAGTTCCCATAAAAAAATAATCTGCAGGTAAGTATGGAAACCCATCTGCCTCATCAATAATTTCGCTATGTGTATTTATTTCATAATCCTTACTCTCATTAGCTTTTTTATTTAAAAATGGTAACAAATATTTTTTTTCAAAATGTATCTCACCCCTTGTCCACATTACATAATCATAAATAAAATTATTATTGACTTCGTGTATAGTTTTTAGTAAATTTACTCTGTGAATAGTATATGATGCCCTATCAGTATTATCTCTAAAATCTATAATATTGGGGTCAAGAAATTCTGAAGTAGTGAAAAAATCAAATGGTTTCTTATCTTCAAAATCATCCCAAGTAGAAACAAAAAAATCTATTTCTAAATGTGGATTTTCATTTAAGTTTTTATATAATTCGTTTATAACTTGATATGTTCGTGTTTGACCAAATAAACATATTGCAATTCTTTTTTTATTTATCACTAAGGTAATTCTCCAAATACTCTGGTGTTCCTAATTCATATACTTTATCTACTTGTGATATTGCTATTTTTTTACCATCTTTTATTGCCCAATTGTAAACTGGTGCTACATAGAACTCTCCATTGGTTCTACTATTCTCTTCAATCATTTGTTCTGCATACTTTACGAAATCACTACCCTCACTCCAATAATAATATCCTGCAGTTGCATCATTTGATATAACTTTCTTTTCTGCTACTTCTGTTACAAATCCATCATCACCACATTTTGCATAACTCCAATCCTCACTATCCCCCCAAAAACAAGGAATACCACCATCGTATTGTGAAAAGTGATTCCAAGTATCTATATCATAATCTATCATTTGGTCTGTATTGAAACTTAACATTGGTGTATCATTATTGATGTATGGTTTTGCTTTTAACATAGTTTGTGCAGCACCCTCTGTAACATCAGATAAACAAATCACATCCCAATTATCGTGTCCAATGATATCATTAAAGATACTAAAATCATACTTATCATAATCTTCCCTTAAACAAATTATTACAAACTCATACTTGTCATCAAACTCTATATTAAGATTTTCAATTACTCTTTGTATCATTGGTTTTCCATTTACATCTATAAATGGTTTTGAATCTGTATAACCATTTTCAGTAAATCTTGAACCTCGTCCTGCCATAGGTACTACAATATTAAAGTTCTGCTTCATCAAAAAACTCCTCTGGTCTTAATGCCTTATCATCTATGTAGTGTGTTGCATCGTGTGCTTTAAACCACAATTCGTGATACTTCACTCCCCACTCTTTTAATTGTTGTTCTGTGATTGGTCGGTAATGTTTCTCACCTCTACCACTTTTTAATCCTCTTGCAGTAAAAAATACAATCGTATGACCTTCATCATATAATTTATTTATTTGCTTGATTCTATGCGTGTAAGGTGTTCTTCCAATAACCGAGCCAACTTCTTCACAAATCGTGCCATCTATATCTATAACATATTTCATTAATAATAAATATCAATCACATTTATAAGTGTCTAATATTTCTTTATCCTCATCGTAAACATTTAATTCTTTATTAATATAATCTATTTCAAGATAATAGTTTGTGGATGGATGATTTAAGAATGCATCACTACCCCACTTATACCAAGATGTACACATTTTCAATGTTAGTTTATCCTTAAATCTTGGAAAAAAAATTGGAAATCCGTATCCTAATTTACTAAGCATCCAAGCTCTATGTGAACCTCTATTAAAGATATCGCTATTTTCTTGTAACTTAAATAATGGTGTTATTAAACCATCGTTTTTGATACTTAAAAACCACTCTACACTAAAATTTGCTCTCCAAGAAAACTCTTCTGGTTTATTTGTTTTGTGTTTTTTTGGATATCGTTTATCATACTCATCTCGTAACCCCAACCAATCACCATCC